TGTTTATTAATTGGATTAACATAAAGACTTTGAAGTATTGTACTATCATACATTGACATAGCCAAAACTTTTTCAGTAAACTTGCCAGTATTAAATACTTTAGTAGCCATTAAATAAACCTTTGTATTTCCTGTCTCATAAGAACAGTTTCATATTCAATTACTGACCCGTCAAAATTCAATAACGGGGTGCTACCCCTAGGCTCATAGATAGTTGGCTGGTTTGGATATCTTTCTGATGAAGGGTCTTGATTTTCAATAAATATTACTCCGTCAGAATTTCTAATATTAGTTATTCTTAAATTATAGGAAATAGGGCTAGAACTTCTTAGTTTAACCATTGAATTTAATATATTTAAATAATTATTTACTTCTACGGTAGTAGAATTTTCTCCGATTCCTTTCCTGACAACTCCTCGTACTACACAATCTATAGTATTCTCATAGGTCCATGATTTTACTACCGCTCCTGTAGGATCTTGTGTAACTGAAGCAGAATAAATATCTGCTTGCATTGTGTAGGCTGTAGAAGTGATGCAATTCGCCATTTAAACCACCATATAGCGTGCTTCTTTATATTTAGCGATAAGATTATCGACTAGTAAATTGCCCGTCCCTGTAGAGAAGTCTGAAGCATATTTAACATCGTAAGCATCATTAGATAACTCAGCAATATTTTTGTTTCTTATGTTGGAATCATTGCAAAGATAGTCTTCTACCAGAAGTGCAGTTGCAAGTTCTATATCGGCAGGAATATATTCCCAGCCCCAAATACCATCAATCTTGTAAGCAAAGTCTTTCCTAAAAATTCCCTCATAGTAGAATACAGAAAATTTGGGAAATTCTAATATTTCTTTATTATTAGTTGAAGAGTTAAGAATTTTAATTCTTGTTCGTGAGTCGTTAATTTCCAGAGGAAAGTCTAACTCGTAAGTGGAGTTTTCTCTTTCATAAACTAATAAATCATCTTCATAAACTTTATCAATTCTTTGAATGGGTATTGGAGTAGTAACAACGTCAGCATTCTGACCAAATACTGTAAGAGTTCTTTTTTCCTTATAGAAGTTATCTCCTACATATGAGTTCAGGCTAAGTCTTGCTTTTTTTTCTAGCCGCCTCAAAAGGTTGGTGTTTGCTGATGCAGATGCAGGAATATTTGCAAGTTCCAAAATTCTGTCGGGGGAGGCGTAAGGTCTTACTAATGAAGCATATTGAATATCGTTATACGCGCCGACCGAACTTGTTGTAACAAACTCTATCTTGATATTACGATCATAACTTGTCGTATCAACGTTTAAACCTATGTTGTAGGTAATAGAAGATTCTGTGCTGGCGGAAAAGGTGCCTGCTCCGTTTTGTAAAAATTCATGTGTATCAAGATCATATATTTCAAAATACACGTTAGTTGCATATGAACTTGCGGTATAGGATATTGTTAAAGGAAGGTTATCCGCTCTTAAATATTCAATCATTTAGCACCGCCGTAAAGGAATTAATTATATTTTACTATATTTTAGGATATGGAAAGGGGGCCGCATAAGCGGCCCCCAAACCAAGGATATTTAATTATCAGCCAGTTACGGCATTAGCCTTAGCCATTGCAGAAAGTTCTTCAATGTTGAGACCCATGCGAACGTAAACTGTGTACTCTACGGTGTCTTTCTTTGGTTTGAACTCACGGTGAACCGTAACATCTCTCTGGAAGCCCCAGATTCTGTTTTGTGGGAACGTAAGATCAACGTAGTGATCTGGGTATAGAGGAACCTCCATCACGGGAATACCGAAGATGGAGGTTGTCATACCAGCGGGACCACCGACGCGAGCGGGAGTACCACGAAGAACGCCTGAAGCGATATCCTCGGGAACGCCGCCTGAACCAATTGCGCGTAGATCCGTAAGCAGTGTTTGGACATTCTTTGTTGAAGCATAGAACTTCAACTCGCCACGACGAGCCTTGTATTTACGGCCAAGGCTGTTGTAGAGATTCTCAAAGAAGGTAATTGCAGAACCAGTCTTAAGTTGACCAGCGGTGGTTGCTGCGGTGAAGAATGTTGATGCTGTGGTAAGTTTAGCGGCAACACCAAAGTGGGTGCCACCAGCAGCGCCATCGGCTAGTGCTACGAAACCATCGATTGTGTATGGGTAAGTAGTGCCAGCGTAGGATGCAGTACCCTGAGCAGCGACACCATTGATGGCGATATCTTCAAGATCGTTACCGAACTGACCGGCCATTAGGCGGACAATATGATCTTCAAGAGCGGAGCCTTCAATGTTATCCTCAAGTGCCTCAGTTGAGAGTTCGTAGTCCAAGCGGAACTTAGTGGTGACGATTTCGACCTTGGTGAACTGGGCACCACGGTTTGCATAACCTGTTTCGCCTGCTGCGGCATCAAAAACGTTCTCACTTGCCTGTGATGCCTTGCGGATCAAACGTGTACCAACCTGAATCTTATCGAATTCAGCGGTGTTTGCACGCATGATTTGTCTACGACCGTCATTACCTAGGACCATCTGATCGAACACATAGTCTAGGAACTGACGGGATTGTTCTGGAAGTAGGACACCACCATTTTGTGTTAGTGGGTTAGTGGTCAAGTTCTCCATGTCGCCTGAAGAGGCAAGATCGGAGATAATTGCACCTGTACCAACATTTACTGCGGCAGCGGCCTTATTAATAACGTCACTCATGCTTTTCTTTACACCTCTCTTTCATATTTTAGTTAAATAATTCTGCGGAACTGAGGAAGCGTCCGCCCCATAATGACTTCTTCATTACGGGTTGCTCTGGGATACTGGATTCCAGTTCACCAGACTTCTTCATAGCCGTCTCTTCCTCAACAGACTCTACGCGGTTAGCGATTTCAGTAGTGGCGGAATTGAGATCGGATAAATTCTTGGTAACCTCTTCATACCTGGCCTGTAGTTGTCCAATCTTTTCGTCAACTGCCTTAGCAAGTTCGACTATTGCACTGGAAATCTTGTCAAGTGATTCGGTATTTGTTTCAATGGACTTAGTAATTGTCTCTTCTACGAAAGACTTCACATCGCCTAGGGCCTTTTCCATATCGAAAACGTCAGAGGTGGTGTCCTCGGTAACTTCAGCCTCAACACCATCGGACTTAGCCATTGCAAGGGCTTCCGTAACTACGTCCTCTACAGTTTCTTCTACCTCAAACGTAACTTCTTCAGAAGCCTCGCTTGCAGCCTCGGCGGTGTCAAGTTCTTCATGGCTTGTTGTATCTTCAGCCATTTCAACACCTCCTTCTCTTTTTTGTAAAGCCAAACTGTTTTCCTCTAGTTCGTCTGACTTTTCCGTTGTCAATGGGTGACCCTTTGGCAACAAATCTGTGTCATATGGTCTATTCTTGTATTTCCCTGTTCTTACCGCCTGCAAGAATCCATTAACTCTTGCATACGCCCATTGTTCAGGAGAATATTCATCTGATTTATTCATCACTGGATTGCTTTTAAATGCAGCAACCCCTCTTTCAAAGACCTGACGAATGGCATCAAATGAGACATTCTTAGAAATAACATTACCATATTTTTCATTATGCTGAGAAATTAAGGTATTTAGATGATCTTCATCGTCTGGGGCAAGTGATTTAATAACTGTTTTGCTTGCCACCTTAATTTTTATTAAGTCTGAAATATTTTTTGTAATAAGTTTATCTGTTGGTCGGAATTTGTTATCTGACTCATTCTTATATACTCTTACAGCGGCAGTTGTATTTTCTAATACATCAACACGACCTTTAATTAAAGATCCGTTGACACTAAAAGCAACATAGTCTCCAAAAGCAATGTCTCCTGCCTCTTTCTTATACTTGATCTTTTTCTTTTTGGTCGGACGGGCAATACCACTAGGAAGACCTTGTTGACCATTACGATTAGGAGTTACTTCATTAGTAACTGTTTCTTTTTCCATTTCTGGTTCATCTGATTTAAGCGCCTCAATACGGCGGAGTGTACTCATTTTATGACCAACAACTCGGTCTGTTCTTTCCCAGCCGTCTGCACCTTTTCTATAAACTCTAATAAGGACAGCGGGATTTCCCTCTTCTGCATTAATAGTAAAATCTGAGTCGGGGACATTGATGGAGCCAGAACGTGCAATTCTTTCTACTTTACCTCTAGCCGTTCCGCCACTTGAATTCCATGAAACAAAGTCTCCTGTACTAAGAGATTCTGCTTTAAGCATAAATTCATCTACTAGTTTACCAATTTCTTGGTTTTTATTAATATCGGCAGATTCTACCCAGCCAATTTCTGTCATCTGTGAACTACATGCTGGGCATGTTGCTGTGGAATTTTTTTCTGTGACCGCCAATTTATCTGTGGCACACCAAAATACATTTTCTGTTTCTAATTTAGAAATAAATCCAGATGTAATTGTTGTATCTCCTAGTTTTTCAATAGAGAAGATATTCGCAAGTTGATTCGCGGGAGAGTCTACTAGGGATAACTCCATTAACTCAAAGTCTTTGATTATTCTTACTGTTTCTCCGTCTTCTTCTTTATCTACTTTATTTTCATAGTCTAGAATTCTGCCACCAATAGAGAATCCTGTTAAAGTACCGTCAAGGACTTTCTCCCAGGTATCCTGCGCCCCCTTACTTACATAAGCGGAAACAAATACACCTTTATATGTATCTTCTGTTGATGTATCAAAATATTCTTTTTGTTCAAATGATAAAACTTTACCTACTGCTTTTTTAGAATCATGTTGTTCTCTTAGGTTACCCCTGAATTGTTCAAATGCTTTTAATGATGCTTCAAGAGAAACCACATCCCGTTGTCTATCGACGTTATCTAGAGTGGCAAATCCATGAACCATTCTTTTTTCTACATCTATCTTAGAGATGGGCATAGAAAGATGGATCGATGTGCCATCGATAGCCGTCTTAGTGTCAAAAAACTTTTGCATAACAATTAAATTATATTATATTTAGTCTTATTAATTTTGTTGCCTACCTTCTCCTTGTGTTGCCCGTCCCGTTTCATCTGTGTCTGGAGCGTTAGAGGATCTATTTTGATCACGCACTCTATTACGAGTACCTTGAGCCGTCTGTTCTGCTCGTTGTTGAGCATTAAGAACTACAGGCTCATCGCCGCTAGGAAGTGTAGACATTCCTAGTCTTTCTCTTACTTCATTGGGGACGATAACCTGCATTCTCAAATACCGCTCATCTATCTTGGATCTGGTTTCTTCATCTGTAAGAGTAAGTTCATTAAACTCAAACTTGAATGCGTCTGTTTTTTCAGAGATTATTCTATTAATTTTCTTTTCAAGTGAATCCTGTGCTGGACGACATACTTGTTCTTTAAACGTTCTATCTGCCTCTCTCGCCGCTGCCAATCCAATTCCTTCAGTAGATCCAACCTTAGATGCTGGTACGCGGTGAGCCATAAGGATTTCATCCTTATTCATCTTCTTATAGTTATTAAATGATGAGTCCTGAATATTGGTTTCAATCGGTTCCATTTTCATTTCAACTTTATTATCTGGTGTATCTCCAGGAATAGGGATGATTGCAGTTCTATGGCTTTGTCCTCGCAAATTACCTTGGAAAAATTCAAAGAGTCTTTCTTCTGCTGCGCGGCTCATTTTTGCACCCTTAAGCCAGAAGATATAGCGAGGAACAGCCTTATTCTCAAAGTATTCTAGGTTAAA